TTTACATGTGTGTGTAAGTTGCCAGTACTCAACATGTCTTTTCATCAGTTTGCGTCTGTGTTGTAACTTATATATGTACACGGAGTGGATATTTCCATTTTGGAAACCACCTTAAAAAGATAAAGCCAGAGATCACGCTGAAAAGCGTATCAAATAAATTTAGGAGGTTCGGTATGAACAAAGTAATTTTAATTGGAAGATTAACCAAAGACCCAGAAGTGCGTTATACACAGGGTCAAGAGACAATGGCGGTAGCCAGATATACGCTGGCTGTAGACAGAAACCGCAAGCAGGATAACGGCCAGAATGCAGACTTCATCAACTGCATTAGCTTTAAAAAAAATGCAGAGTTTGCTGAGAAATTTCTGCACAAAGGAACAAAGATTGCTGTTACTGGACGCATCCAGACAGGTAGCTACACAAATAAGGATGGACAGAAGGTGTATACAACAGATGTAGTTGTGGATGAGCAGGAGTTCGTGGAAAGCAAGAAGAATACGCAGCCAGCTCCAGAACCAGCACCTGCAGGTGGATATGAAGGTTTTATGAATATTCCGGATAATGTGGAAGATGAAGGACTGCCGTTTAACTAAAAAAGAAGGGAGAGGTTTGAGATGATTGTTGTAAGACAGGATAGAAACGCCTTTTACAACTGGGACAATGTAATTGACATTTACATTAACGGACTTTCAAGAACAGAAATATTATTAAAACACGTTAAAGGCTCAAACGAGTCGACTGATTACCCAATTGGCAAATATAAGAACGCAGAAAATGCCAAGGCTGCATTTGAGAAACTTATAGAGAACATTTCAAAAGAGATTCCACTTGTTGTTGTGCGAACCGATGAAGAAATTGAGAAAAGCATTCACCAGGAGGACGGAAATAGCAATTGAAGAAATATTTAAAAGAAATAAAAGAAGAAGCTGCACTTTGCCAAAAGTACATAGATGAGTGCGATATATTCGCATCCAAAAGTGAACATGAAAAGCTTGCCTTGAAGATTGCTTCTAGCTGTGAACAGACTTTATCGGCACTTGCGGATGAAATCAAGAAAGACAGATGGATTTCCACTGAAGAAGCAATGCCAGAAGAACACGACAGTATATTTGCAAAGTTCAAAGGGACTGACAAGTGGTGCAATTCGTTTTGGGAAAAAAATTCAAATACCGTTTTAGTGGTACTAGTCAATAACCTTGATGAAGATAATTTTGTAGTTGGAACAGGCAAAACAATTGACGGTGAGTGGACGACAGAATCAATGCTGCTTAAAGACAGAGCGCATGTTGTTTACTGGATGCCGTTTCCAAAATTTGAACCGAAGGAGGTTAAGGATGAATAAGAATGATTTATTAAAAAAATTTGGTGAATTAACGGAGGTATAAAAATGTCAATAGTATCAAGCTACGGATTAAAGGATAAGAAGTGCATTTCGGTAAATATTTATAGCACTGACGCAGCTGTAATTCTTCGTGACTTCCTTATCAGGGTGGCTAGCAGCAGGTTGGAAAAAAGAAAATTCAGCGAAGCAGAAGTGGCACTCCACGATGCAAACGAGCTTACAGCAGCCATGGAAGAAGCTTTTGAGGAAGAATCCAATGGATAAAGAAGGATGCTGCAGACCTAAAGTATGGCGCCAGTATATATTTGGCGATCAATGTTGGATAAGCTGCTTACCACAGCAAAAGTGGCAGTTTAAGCGCGAGGAAGGAGAGGGAGTTACCATTTTTAGCGAAAAACGGCACATTTTGTTCCGAGTCACAGCAGAAGATTTTGAGCAGCAGTGGAAGGAGGTGTAAACAATGAATAAACGGCAGAGAAAGAAACAGTTCAAGAAGATTCACGGCATGAACCCAAGGGATTATTTCATGAAAAGTGAAAATGCTCCGAATGCAGTTATATTTTTTGTTAATTCGAGCAAAATGATCAGACGGTTATGCAAAATGGATGGCAAAACTTGGGAAATTTGTAGAGAGTGGTGGGGACAGTCAAATGAATAAAAGACAGAGAAAGAAGCGGTTCAAGAAGCTTTATGACATGAATCCAAAGCAGTATCAACAGGCTATGCAACTGACATCGCTTGAAGAACCATTGAAAAAAATTATGGATTCGGGAACAACTACACTTACAGATTTGGGGAGTTGTCTTGAGAGAATCAAAGAAGGACTGCAAAAATCAGTTTCTGCTTTAGGAAAGTTGAGTTGTGAAGCATTCTACATTTGTTTAGAAGAACTTGGAAGGGAGCTGAAAAAGCGAAGACAAAAATGAAGTTTGAACGAATCAGAAGTGTAGATTATTATTGCTGCCCAGCTTGCGGAATGGCCTTTACGGATAGAAAGGAGGCAGAAAGGCATTTTCGATACGATCATCAAATAGAGATTTGTAAAGTAATCCGTTGCAATATTTGCGGTACTGGTTGGGATGCAAAAGTATATGGTGAGCAAGAAGCTAGAAGGAGAGCAGATCAGTGCTACCAGAGCCATATTGATTCTGGCAACGCGGATCAGATAGCGGCACAATCATATTTTGCTTCAAATGGTCGTATTGGATATGTAAAAAAGCACGGAAGGAGGATGTGAGGAAGAATGATTTTTGTATTTGAAAAAGATAAAAGAGAAATTCATTGCTATAGTGAAGTCGATTGTCTATATCTAATTGGAAATAAAGTGCACATTTGTAATGTGGTTGAAGAATACAGTTCGGAAGAAATGGCAAACAAAGCATTTCGCACCATTCGTTTTCGAATTGGTTGGGGATATGAAATTGCCCGTAGTGAAGGATCAGTTGCAGTTCACATGCCTACAGAATACGAGCTGAATAACGAGAAAAAACAGTTTGAAAATCCGCTGTATACAATTGCAGTATACCGCATTCCACGTGATGAGGAATCTTTTCGAAAATATCTAAAAAACCTCTTTGATGATATCCTAACAGAAGTAGATTACATTATACAGGGTGATACCGTAGAGGATTTAGAAAAAGAATTGAAAGATAAGCCTATATGGGATGGGAGTTTTTATACTCTTTTCGAAAATTTACGCTATGAAGACATTGCGAGTGGGGAATTTCACTTTGGAGAAATTAAGAAAGAAATTGAAAGATTTGAAAGGAAAAAGAAAAGAACATATTGCAAGTGGGAACAAGAGAAAGATGTATTTCATATCAAAACCAATTGCAGTAGCGATGCTATATCTATCGGGACTGACTTGTTGAGCAAAATCAAGTACTGTCCATGCTGTGGCAGAAAGATTAAGTTTATAGGAGAAGATCAATGAAAAATAGTCATGACGACGCAAAACTAAATAGCTTAATGGGAAAAAATGTAAGGGTGACATTTTTTGAAGGTACACAGTCAGTTGGAAAGCTTGAACGCGATTTTGATGGGAAATACAGAGTCGATAACTGGAGGTTTCGTAAGAGCCATATCAAGAAAATAGAGGTTGTTGATGAATGAATACAAGAACATTGCAAAGGCAAAAGCCATAGAGCAGGAGAACAAGAAGCGACTGTTGAAAATCAACCCACAGCTGAACGATGAAAGCGGAATCTATATTTTAACTAGAAAGGATGAGAATGGCTTCCGGTTTGCGTATATCGGGCAAGCCGTGCACATACTTAGCAGATTGGCGAGTCATATGGCTGGCTATAAACAGCACATAGACCTGAGCCTTAGAAAGCACAAACTGTATTCAGTGGACAATCCTTACGGGTGGAAGGTTGAACATATGAATGTTCCTCTTGATCAGCTTGATGAACAGGAAAAGTATTACATTAGATTTTATGCGGAAAACGGCTATCAGCTTCGGAATGTTAGCCTGGGCGGACAAGGTGAAAACCGTTCAAGTGGAACTATAGGAGACAGAAAGCAGCCTAGAACCTATTCAGAGGGCATACAGCAGGGCAAGAAGTCGTTAGCTAAGGAATTATCATCTATCGCAGAGAAACACCTTACAATCGCTGTTAAGCCTGAAAAACAGGGTAACAAGGTTTCGGAGCGCCAGAGAGATAAGTTTATGGAGCTTATCAGCGTTGAGAACTACGAGGAAGGAGATATGATCAATGGATAATTTTGATATTTTTAGAGCAAGAATGCAGAAACATTTTGAAGATGAAATGAAAGACTGCAAACAACTATACATCGTAAATGTGGACAAGGATGAAATGTGGAATTTATATTTGGACAGTTTTGGACCTGGTACAAACATTTTGTTCAGAAAGCGCCGAGAGTATGATTGCAGTTGCTGCAGACATTTTGTCAAGAGCATTGGCGCTGCTGTAACTATTAAGGACGGTACAATTCATACAATTTGGGGATTTGATGCCGGCAGTGAAGAGTTCCAGAAAGTGTGTGATGCTTTAGATTCTTTTGTAAAAGGGAATGCAATTTCTGACATTTTTGTTAGTAAATTCAAAAGAGTTGGAACTGACAATGATTTTGAAGAGATCAATGGAAGATCTCATAAGTGGACTCACATGGTTTTGGATTTGCCAGATAGCTGGGTAAATCGGAGTTGCAAAACTAACGAGAGCATTCAGGGCGAATACAGGGACACCAAGAACGTATTCAAGCGCTCACTTGATGAAATTAGTATGGAGGCTGTTGATACAGTACTTGAGCTGATCAATTCGAACACGTTGTATAAGGGTGAAGAGTGGAAGGCTCAGTTAATTGAGTTCAAGAAATATAAGAGGATATATGAAAAACTGTCTAATTCCCAGAAAGATCTTTTTGCATGGGAAAAATCAGCAGAAGCAGGTCCAGTAATTGGCAGAATTAGAAATCATTCCATTGGAACCTTACTTGTCAATATTAGCGAGGGAATGGATCTTGATCAGGCTGTTCGAAAATATGAAGTAATTGTAGCTCCAGCAAATTACAAAAGAGTAAAAGCAATTTTTACGAAAAAGATGTTGGAAGATGCAAAGAAGACAATCGCGGAATTGGGATATATGGATGCTCTTCAACGTCGCTTTGCCAATCTTGATGATATTACAGTCAATAATATCCTGTTTTCAAACAAAGATGCTGCAAAAAGAATCGTCGGAGCAGATGACATCTTTGGTCAGATGGAGAAGGAGGTAGTGGTAAATCCAAAGAAGTTCTCTAAAGTTGAAGAGATTTCAGCACAGGATTTCATTGACAAGGTGCTTCCTGCAGCTAAGGAAGTTGAAGCTTTTGTTGAAAATAAACATGCTTCTAATTTTGTCTCTTTAATCGCCCCAATAAATAAGGACGCAAAGTCAATGTTTAAGTGGAACAATCCTTTAAGTTGGGCTTATAGCGGAAATATCACTGATTCCGATATCCGCAAGAATGTAAAGGATGCCGGAGGAAAGGTTGATGGAGTGCTTCGATTCTCTATTCAGTGGAATGATGGTCAAGACGACAATAGTGATTTGGATGCTCATTGCAAAGAACCAAACGGCAATGAAATCTATTTTGCGGATAAAATTGGTCGAACTGGCGGAAGATTGGATGTTGACATTACAGAACCAATAAGCCAAAGACCAGGAGTTCCATCTGTTGAAAATATTGTTTGGAGTAGTTACAATCGAATGATTCCTGGAACATACAAATTCTATGTTAATCAGTATGCAGCGAGAGGATCAAAAGGTTTTTCTGCGGAGATTGCTTTTGGTGAGGAGACCTATAGTTTTAACTATCCGCATCCGGTTGTAGGAAGAGTAGATGTTGCTGAGGTAACAATGAACAAATATAACGAGTTCACAATCAAGCCGATTCTTCCTACGACATCTGAGACCATTAGCAAAGAAATCTGGGGAGTAAGTACCAATCAATTTGTGCCTGTATCAGTGATTAGCTATAGTCCAAATTATTTTGACGATCAGAACGGAATTGGTCACAGGCATTTGTTCTTCTTCTTAAAGGGATGCAAGAACACGGAAGAGCCAAACGGATACTATAACGAGTTCTTAAAGCATGAGCTTGAACCGCACAAGAGAGTATTTGAAGCTTTAGGCGCGAAGTGCCATGTAGAGAATGCAGATGATCAGCTGTCTGGAATTGGCTTCAGTATGACCAAGAGAGTAGAATTGGTTGTTAAAGTCAAGGGTGCGACAGAACGTATTATGAAAATTAAATTTTAAGGAGAAATTATTATGGAAAAGAATTTATTTGAGTTAGCAACAAGATGCAAGTACCGTTTCCCATATCGTGGACAGATAACTATTGAGGATTTATGGGATCTTCGCCTGACTGATTTAGATTCAGTCTTCAAGACCTTGAATGCAGAAGTTAAGAAGGCATCGGAAGAAAGTTTGCTGAAGCTAAAGACAAAAGAAGATGAAGAGCTTTCCAATAAGATTTCAATCGTTCGATACATTGTTTCTGCGAAGCTAGAAGAACAGAAAATCAGGGAAAATGAGAAGGCTAATAAAGAGATGAAGCAGAAGCTGTTGGCTATTAAGGCTAGACGAGAAGAAGCTGCACTGGAGAATTTTTCTGATGAGGAATTGGATAAGATGATTAAAGAATTATAAAAAGCACCGTGGGGGTTGGCTGCTGTAGCAGCTAACTTCCTTGAAATAAGTATCTAAGTGATGCAGGAGGTGAGGAAATGAAGGCACTTACGTTAAATGAGCTGCGGCAAATGGTCGGTCAGCCAGTCTGGTGTCCAAAGGAAAATGCATATGGAATAATAACGTGCGATAAATGCGGAAAATGGACTGGAATCCCGTTTTTATACGGAGTATGTAAATACGAAGAATCGACAATTGAATTTAATCACAATATTGTTAGTAGAAAGCTGAAATGCTTCAGAATTGAAGATAAGAAAGAAATTCCAATGAAACTATTGTCAAAAGTAGATGATTGTGGAAATAAAAAAATGGTATGCCCGAACTGCCAGAGGGCAGAGATATTTACGGCATCAGCAAAAATATATCCGTACTGCCCTTGGTGCGGACAAAAATTGGAAGGAGAGGATGTATGAAGATCTGGACAGAAAAAAAGCTTATTGAAGAAGGCTACGATATCCGAAACGCACAAATCAAAGGTGCGGAGCTGACAATGGAAAATCACGGCTGCATATCGTTTGATGTCGTTGTTGAAGGTGCAGGTTGGGGATGCGTTTTTGGCGGATATAGTCTCGGACACGGTTATCTGGGGGCGAAAGAATTTAGTGGCTATGGTCCGGGAATGGAATCCATTGCTAGAATAATGGATACAGTCGGAGTTACAAAGTTGAGTGATTTAGAGGGAAGATATATACGAACCGCAGTAACTGGAGATAGAAGATTAAAAATTATTGGAAATATAATCAATGATAAGTGGTTTGATATCAAATCATTCTTCGAGGATGCACAAGAAAATGATAATAAGGTATCAGAAGGGAGCAATAAATGAGTATTAAGCATATTATCTTATGCATCGAATTTGTATTTCTTGCAGTCCAACTCATAATGGCTAGAGCTGCATACAAATCTCCGTTAAAGTACGGAAAAACTGCTGAAATCGCGAATATTTTAGCACTTATCGTTATACTGCTGTGCAACATAGCAATCATAGTTTTAAATATTATGGGTGAGGTGGCATGAATGTTCAAAATAATGAGCCAAAATAAATACGATAGCCTAATCAAGGAGAACGCAGAACTTAAAAATGCAAAGGTAAATCTTGAAGATAAGCTGGATCAGCTTAAAGCAGAAAAAGCTGTAAATAGCAAGTATAAATGTGGCGAATATTGTCGCGTTTGTGAGAATGGATACGAGATACCGAGCTATACCATAGGTCGTGATTATGGATGCTTACTGAAGGCAGAATGCGAATCCTTTGTAAAACGTAAAGAATGAGAGGAGTTGAATATTATGCAGATAATTAAGATTGTTTTATGCGTGGTTATGCTTTTAGCCCAGCTTCTGTGCTACATAGGCCCAAAAAGGACTAGAACATTATTTGGAGCATTGTGGATTATCTCGCTGATACTTTTGTGGGTTTTGATTCTTTTATAACGTTATTGATTTTTTATAGGAACGAGTTGTAAAAAAACCAAAAGAAAAATACAGATACTCACATGTTAGCAGGAGAGACTATGATAAACGGTGAATTAGTGGTAGACAACTTTGCAGGTGGTGGCGGAGCTTCAACAGGAATAGAGATGGCAACAGGGGTAAGTGTTGATATTGCAATCAACCATGATCCAGAAGCTATCAGAATGCATCGAACTAACCATCCAACTACAAAACATTATTGTGAGGACGTTTGGCAGGTAGATCCAGTAAAGGCTTGTGGCGGACACCCAGTCGGGCTTGCATGGTTTTCGCCAGATTGCAAGCATTTTAGCAAGGCTAAAGGCGGAAAGCCGAAGGATAAATTCATCCGCGGCCTTGCTTGGGTGGCTTGCAGGTGGGCTGGACTAGTTAGACCTAGAGTGATAACGCTTGAGAATGTCGAGGAATTTAAAACGTGGGGACCACTTAATAGACGGCATCACCCTATAAAATCAAGGTCAGGAGAAACGTTCAAACGTTTTATCAAGCAACTTACAGATTTAGGATATACTGTAGAGTTTCGCGAACTAGTCGCAGCTGATTACGGTGCGCCTACAATGCGTAAAAGATTCTTCTTAATTGCCAGATGCGATAATAAGCCAATATTATGGCCTGAGCCTACACATGCTCCATTAGATAGTGAAGCGGTTAAAAAGGGTATTTTAAAGCCATATGTAGGGGCATACACACAATTAGACTTTTCAATTCCATGCCCAAGCATTTTTGACACATCGGAAGAGATTAAAAAGAAGTATGGTGTTCGTGCGGTCAGACCATTAGCTCCAAAAACAATGCAGCGGATTGCGCGAGACATTCAGAAATTTGTTGTTGATAATGCCGATCCATTCATTGTTGAAATCGGATATGGCGAATCTAAAAATCAAAAAAGCCCAAGAGCATACAGTGTAGAAAAGCCTTTGCATACTATCGTTGCAAAAGACAAGAATTTCCTAGTAGCTCCGATCCTAACCCAATATCATTCATATGAAAATGACAGCATTCGTGGTCAGGGCATCAGCGAACCAATAATGACTGTAGATAGCTCAAACAGATACGGACTTGTAACATCTTTCTTGAGCAAATTCTATAAGACCGGTATCGGGCAGGATGAGCGAGAGCCATTACATACTGTAACAACGTCAGCTGGCCATTTTGGAGAAGTCAGAGCTTTCTTGATTAAATATTATGGCAATAATGATGGTCAGAATATTAAGCAGCCCCTAGACACCATAACAACACATGATAGATTTGGACTTGTTACAATAAAAGGTGTAGATTACCAAATCGTAGACATAGGACTTCGCATGTTGGAACCGCGCGAGTTATATGGATGTCAGGGATTCCCCGATGATTATATCATTGACCATGATTACTCTGGCAAATCATATCCTCGGTCAGAGCAAGTTAAAAGGTGTGGAAATGCGGTGTGTCCGCCAATTCCTGCAGCACTGGTAAGAGCAAATCTCCCGGAGATATGTTTGCGACAGAGAATGCCAAACATGAAGGTTAGAGAAGAAGAAACTGGACAGCTCAAATTCGCATAAGGAGGAAATATTTAAAAGATGAATAAGTACAACGAACACGTCAAGGAATCTACTGATTATTTTAACCACGAATTGGAATGCATGAAGCACCGAGTTTGTAACTGTGATATGCAGACAAGTTTGAGAGTTGGAAGGGAAAAAACTGCTTACGAAACAGCAGTAGAATGCTTAAAGAAGCAGCTTCCTCAGTCACCAGTTAAAGTGGTTCATAAGTCTATTGTCCATGAAAACAGAGGTGATCAACCGCACACATTGAGAGAAAGCGAGTGCGAGGTGTGGGAATGCCCGTGCTGTGGAAACACAGTATGGAGTGGCATAAGTATTGCAAAGAAATCATCATATTGTTCAGATTGTGGACAGAAGATTGACTGGGAGGAGGTCAAATAATAGAAAGAAAATGAGTGAGCAAATAAGAATTACCGTGGATTTAGATGAGGTGATTTGCGCATTGAAGGGGCTCAGCAAAGTAGAAGGGGAAATTGCAATCAAATTTCAAAATTGTGGGCTACAGGACGAGGCAATGGAACATTTTAGAAATGAATGTGCACTTAAAACGGCTATCAAGGTAATTAAAAAACATACGCCGGTGATCTGTTTTAGTGTATAAGGAGGAATGAGAAAATGGCTGAACAAATTAAATTTGAGTTGGATTCCGATGAGACATTTGACATTTTGAAGGATATCGGAGAGGCAGAAAACGAGTTGGGAAATCAGTGTTGGAAAGATGGATTAAAAGCGCAAGCGATTGAGTATTTTAAGCATGAGGCTACATGTGAAATTGCGATTAAAGCAATCAAAAAACAAATTCCAATGAAGCCAATCAAGATCGCAGCAAATGGAGTTTACAAATGCAAATCTTGCAGTTATCTCATTGCGTGCATCCCAAACGCAACAAAATATTGTGATCAGTGTGGACAGAGACTCTACTGGAAGGAGAAATAGACGTGAACACGGAATTAATTGTAGAGTACGAGAACGGAGAGGTACACAAGGAGCAGCCAGAAAATATTATTTTTGCGGATAGCAAAGCATATGTTTTTCTGAGAGCGGAGGCAGAGAATGAAAGTGTATAAAAACCCTTTCGTGAGCTATCCGTGCTATTTTGTAAAAACGGGAGCTGGATGGTCTGCAAGAGGGGAGGCATCGAAGAGCAAAGGATATGACGTGGAACTGCATAATGGGGAATGGACATGCAGAGACGGTTGTTATTATGATGATACAATCAAGCATGAGTTGGTTCTGGTAGGCGAAAATAGAAAGTCCATTCACAGCATCATAAAAGAAGCAGTAATTTGTGCAGTATTAGAGCTTGTAAAGGAGGTCAAATAATATGTATTACATGGATGATGAAGATTATTTCGGGCCGAGCGAGTTTGACGGGAAAATCGAAGAACTTAAAAACGAGCTTCGAGAATCTGTAAAAAAGGAAGTTAAGGACGAACTTGAAAAGCTGCGTGAGGAAAACAAAAAATTGCAGGGCATCAAGGAGAATTTTGAATCCATAAAGGAAGATTACGAGAGAAAGAAAGCAGAGTACAAAAGCGCAATGAAAAAGGCTGGAGCCAAAGCTGGACGAGCTAGGCTGAAAGAGTTAATGGAACAATTTAAGACTGTTATGTGGTCAGCAAATTGGAGCTACCAGTACAAAAAGAAATGTGACAAGTGCGATAAGTATAGAAAAGTCAAAGTGACATTACCATCTGGAAACGTGGTAGACGATGATTGCAAATGCAGAGAACGTAAGAAAATATATCAGCCGAAAGAAAATCTGCTATATATGCTTAGCGATACTAGCGGAAAGATTATAGGCTGGTACAAAGCAATCACAGATGGGTATTTCGACACATATGGTCATAGTGCAGATACAATAGTGGATCACAACAAAGATTTCAAAGAATTAGAAGAAAACTTGTGGCATACATTCTTCACAACAAAAGAAGAATGCCAGGAGTTCTGCGACTACATGAATAAAAAAGAAGAAAATTCTGGATACGATTACGACTTGGCAGGAAAGCTAATTAAGGCTAGAGAGGTATAAAAATATGATTAAAACAATTGTTGATAATCCGTCAAACTTCTTAGCGTTGATGCACAATTGCGTATTTATAAAAGATGGTGATGTATGGTACAGAGATTTTGAACGCGAAATTCCACTTATGGAGCTTGCACGGAATCTTAATAAAGCATACAGCGATTCCGATGCGTCAGCGGTAAACGATGAAGCATTTAGTGACGAAATGTATGACGATCTGCAATTTAAGCTAGAGGAAGATATTGATAGTTTTATCGCCACTTTTTATATGGCACTTATTGGAATGGCAGAAAACCGAGAACGCTTAAAAATATACGAAACAACAGGATTGCCAACAACTGCATATCCAGAAGTACTACAGGAATGCATTGATACTTACGGAGCAGATAAACAAATCGACCAGACAATTAAAGAACTGAGTGAGCTGACAAAAGCACTGCTTAAACATCGCCATTTGGAGGGTGAAAATGTAAATCCAACGTCTGCCGCAGACCTGGTAAAAGCGAGAACAGATATTCTTGAGAGAACTGCTGATGTTATTATAATGTTAACTCAAATCATTATGATTTTTGGTGGCAGAGATTTTGTTGAAAGAATAATAGAATCAAAGGTTTACCGCCAGAAAAAGCGCTTGAGAAAGGAGACGGATGGCCATGATTATTGAAACTGGAAACGTAATAACTTACCCTGAATGTGATAGAAATTTGAGCTATGAGGAAGATGATGTGTTTTTTAACAAAATACTCTCCTGTGGACGCAGAAATTACTACAACAAATGTGTAATGTGCCCTTATTGTAAAAACAAAGTTGTTGTTTCAGGTGACGCGGTATTTGTTGAATCAACAGGTGCCCTAATTACAAGTATAGAAGGAAAGGAATAACGAATGCCCGGTAAACCGGGTTGATGCGCAGTGATCCGTGGTGGCGTATCAGAAAATTTAAACACCGTGGCTGAAAAGGTGTGCAGTGGAAACGCTGCACACGCAATTGATAGCAAACGAATTATGATCCACGATACATGCATTTGTAGCGTGGTGTTATGCAAAAATACAAAGTGTGCTGGTTATCAGCAGGAATCTCTAGTTTTGTTGCTGGATATTTGGAAAAGGATGTTGACGAATGGATATATATAGATATCGCTGATCAGCACCCAGACAGTCTGAGATTTATACACGATGTAGAAAAAATCATTGGAAAGAAAGTAACAATTTTAAAATCTTCCGAGTTTAACTGTGTGGAAGATGTGGTCAGAAAATACAGATTCATCAGTTCTCCTCATGGAGCACCATGTACAGGAATGTTGAAGAAAGCGGTTAGAAAGAAGTGGGAAAACGAACATTTGCAATATCATTTGACTTATGTGTGGGGCATGGATGCAAGCGAAACACATAGAGCAGAGAGCATAGTGGCAAATTTTCCAGAATTTGATCACAGTTTTCCACTAATCAAAGGAGGATTGTCGAAGCAAGATTGCCATGCTCTTGCACAGAAACTTGGTATAAAGCGCCCTGTAATGTACGATATGGGCTACAACAACAATAACTGTATTGGCTGCGTAAAAGGCGGCATGGGCTATTGGAACAAGATTAGAAAAGATTTCCCAGAGGTGTTTGCAGCGCGTGCGAAACTTGAACGAGACATTGGACACAGTTGTATCAATGGTGTATTCCTTGACGAATTAGACCCAAACAGAGGAAGAATGAGTGAAGAAATAATGCAGGATTGCGGAATCATGTGTTATCTGGCATTTAACGAATCAGAAAGGAATGATAAGAATGACAAAGAAAGAATTGATAGTAAAAGTCAAAAGCAAGCCGTATGAAGAAAACGTAATAAATACAATTAAAACATTGCATGGACTGGGCTATGAAGAAGCAGCAAGAACCATGCAGGAATTGTACGCTGATGCAAAGGCACTGACTGTTACTGCAAAAGCATCTGGAAAATACTCAGATGATCCAGAACTTGACGAGGCATTAAGTGACTATGCTTCGATGCGAACAAAGATAAAGAAACCACTGACTTCGAAAGCTCTTGAAAGAGCAATGATCAAGCTTGAGTCCCTATCTCACGGAGACAAGAATTTAAAGATTCAGTTGCTTAATCAGTCCACTGATAACTGTTGGATAGGCATTTTTCCGTTAAGAGCAGAAAAAACATTTGAAAGAAAGCTGCAAAATCCACAGCGCTCACAGTTCGATGCCATTTTAGGTAGCATATCCGATGACTGAGAATGACGCAAAAAAAATAATGCTAGTGATGACTGTAGCATATCCGAATTATAAAGTCGCAGATATTGATGCTACCGCTCAAATTTGGGCTAGGCTGCTATCAGACTACACATATTCACAGGTTGATGCAGCACTGAGAGCCTATATTCTCACAGAGAGCAAAGGATTCGCTCCGACAATAGGGCAAATTGTTGAAAAAATAGCATTATTAAACCAACCAGAAATTCCAACAGGTTTGGAAGCATGGGCTATGGTTCGCACTGCTGCTTCCAATAGTACATATCATGCAGAAGAGGAATTTGAAAAACTGCCATCATGCGTTCAAAGAGCCGTTGGAAGCCCTGGCAACTTAGAAAAATGGGCCAAAACAGAACAAACAGATCTCGAAACGGTGGTCCAGAGTAACTTTTTAAGAACTTATGCAACAGTTTTGACGAAGCAAAAAGAAATTCAAAAGATTCAAGGAATCAGCTCAACTGGCAAGCAACCTTGCTTGCCAGAGTTTGAAATAAGTATATAGGAAGGAGTGCGCAGATGACACGAGCACAAAGGAGACGGGCTGAAAGAGAAGCAAAAAAAGGAAACAAAGTCGTAGAACAGCGAATCACAGGTGCGGAAGAAAGCATAAGAATTGCTTTGTTAAAAGAAAATATTGCACGAGACGTTGATCGCAAGCTTTATGACAAATACTACCAAAAGGCAAATAAAGACGCTGTGGACAACATATACAGCATCATATTAACATCATTTGGACTTGCCCTGGCAGATACTTGTCCTAATTGGAAGGCTGAGGCAATTGCAAAACGAATCCAGAAGACAATGGACTATGTTGACAAATTCTCAAAGGAATACGACGGAGACATTGAACGTTTTATGAAAGAACTCGAAGATAGAACCGGATTCTCGTTTGAGATAGATTCTGTAAGCGGAAAGGATGAATAGTATGGATTTTTTAATTGGTTTAATAGCAGGGCTATTATTTGGCGGAATTACTGGTGTGCTTGCAGTTGCTTTGTGTGCTGCATCAAGCGCAAATGAAACCGATGACGAAAGAAAGAGGGAAAACGATGAGAATTAAGCATTTGAAGTTAGATAATTTTTGCAGCTTTTACAATGGAAAAGCTGTAGACACAGATTTATACAATAAGACAGAGGTATCTGGATGTAATGAATCTGGAAAAAGCACAGTTAAGAGAGCTATTTTTTGGGTACTGAATTGCAGGGGTGAGAACGGCGAAGAAATTACTGGAATCAGGCCACACGATAAATTGGGTAACGAGATTAACGATATCGAGGTTACAGTCGAGATGACCGTAGAGCTTAACGGCTCCAACAAGACATTTAAGAAGGTTTCTCGTCAGAACTATGATAAAAGGGGCAACTTCACAGGTAATGTTATTGACTATTATATCAATGACATTCCTAAAAAGAAGTGTGACTATGAAGATTTTATTGCAGAAGAATTGGTTCCTGTGGGCGCACTTTCGAACTTAATCAATGCTAAAACACTCTTGTCAAAAAGTGCCGCCGACTGCAGATCAATCTTGGAATCCACCTTTGGAACGTGCTCCAATGCAGAGGTTTGTGAACGTTTTCCGGAGTTCTCCCCTCTTCTCCCACTGCTGGATGATGGCAGTGTTGATGAATTAAAATCAAAATTCAACACCATGTTGAACGGTAGACGCGGAAGGAATGGCACTAAAGGACTGCTTGATATTCGCAAAGAATTTCCGAGCCGCATTGATGAGGTAAAAAAGCAGAAAATTGTCGTTGATGAAGC